CACTCGGGCGGGACCGGGGTGCCGTCATTGCAGCGGAACTCTTCCCACGCAAAATTCGTGGTGACGTGCGTGAGGCTCACCTACCGCCCCTCAGCGCGATCACTGACTGCACCAGCTTTCGGGCCTGATAGAAGCTGGTCGGAGCACCAATCCCCACTACGCCCACCAGGCCCCAAAACCATTTCGGCCACCCCAGCGGCCCCGGCGTCGGGTCCATCGACCAGGCAATACGGCCGGCAATCGTGGCGCAGAACAGGCTCACGATCATGCCGCACGCCAGCTTCGCTACCTCCCCAACTGCCGACGAGGGAGATGGCGAGCCCGACGAGTCCGTAGAAGGCGAGGACCCGCCCGTAACTCGCCGGGGTTCGTCGGAGTCGTACTGCTCGTCGCTCATGCATGCCTCACTCCTCCCGCAGGACGAGGTACGACAGCGCCAGCAGCCATCGGTCCTGGTCCGTCCGCGATGCCGGGGCGATGGCTCGAACCCGCGCGACTTGATTCTTGACCACCGTCAGTGCTGCCGTGCGCTTGGTTTGCTCTGCCGATATGGCGGTGTTGAATGCCGCGTCGGCCGCCTCTTTCGCCGCACTGGCCACCCGCAGACACGCGCCGACGATCCTGCCGTCGGGCAGCCGATACGCATCGTATTCGCCCTCTGGCCCCGTCGCGCGGATGCGCTTTCCCCCCATCTCCTCGTAGCGCTCGCACACGGGAGCGAAGGTGCCGTGAGTCGCGACGTCGTGCATCTCCTTCAACGTGAACATCACGCCACCTCCGAGTACTCTTCGATCGTGACCTCGGAGCCGATGGCCAACGTGTCGGCGGCGCCGCCGTCGATTTCCACCGACGTCATAACATCGCTGCTCTCCCAGTTCACGACGCCGTAACCGGCGATCTCGATCGACTGCCCCGCCTGGTTGGCGACGTACTGTATGACGCCCATACGGCGCAGGCTGCTTGCCGTGTACTTCGTCGGCATGTCGAGGACCACCAGCGCATCCGCGCTCGCCCGCAGCAGGCCAATCAAACCAGACGAGCCGCCCACGGTGGAGCCGCTGACGTTGCCCTGCTGCATGGTCACGCCCGTGGTCGCGCCGTTGAACTTCAGCGTTAGGCTGCGCCCCGACGCGGTGGCGTTCTTGAGCCGCCACACCACCCGGATCCGCCGGTTGCTGTTGCCGTTGAGCACGGTGGCGGCAAGCGTCCGCGCTGTCGCGGCCAGTGCCGTCCGCACAGGAGGGCCGCTCACCAGGCGAGGGCCGTAGGTAGTGCCGGCGTAGGCCATGGCTAGGCTCCCGGCTCCGCGTCGTCGTAGGCCGTGACCGTGGTGATCATCGAGTCGGGGTTGTTGGCGCCGGCTAGCACGTAGATGCGCCAGTCAGGCGTCGGCACCTTCCAGTCGAGCGTCTTCGTGGTGCTCGCAGCCAGCGTGTACGTACCAGCCGTCGCGATGTCCGGGTCCGTTTCGAACGCCGACGACGTGGTCAGCGTCGGATTCGTCATCGCGCGAAAGACGATGCTGACCTGTTGATCGCCGTTCTTCACCGTGATGGAGACACGGCGAAAGCGCGCCCACTGGCCGCGGTGGTTTCCCGGCGCCGGCTCGCTCGCAGCTGATGCTGGCAGGCCGTTGATCCCGTACGTGCTGTCAGCAACGACGAGATATTCGCTGTTACCGGGAACGGTTGAGAGGGTGTACGAAATCGTGTCCATTCGGACTCCTCCTCGTCGCCGGCCCTCTCCTTCCCGCGACGTGGATATGGGTTGTTGGAACTATTCTACCTTGCGTTTTCCGGCCTGTTTTCTCTTTAGGCTGTTCTGCGCTGCAATCGACAGCGCTTCCATGATTGGCAGGTACGCTGGCCCGCCCTGCATCGGCGGAACCGCTCTTTGCGTCGCCCCGGCCGCGGGCAGGCCCATGCGGATGCCCGCGATCTGCTTGTTTCGTGGCGTTAGACCGACCAAACCGAGAAAACCGCCAGAGCCGCGCGCTTGCGACTGCTCGATCGCCATCTGGTTCGCGCCTTCTTCGCCATAGCGCAGGCTCTCTTGGGCCTTTTTGGCCCGAACCTGCGTCAGCATGCGCTTGTAGTACGGGTCGAGCGCGGCGAGCTCCTCGAGCTGGTCGGCGCGAATGGTACCCGCCTGCGACGGGTCGCCGGCCCGGCCAAAATTCGCAGCGGCCGTGCGCTCCGAAGCCGCCCGACTTGCCACGTCGGCCGTGTCCCGGCCGTACATGATGTCGTTTGCGCGTTCCAACTTGGACATTGTGGCCGAGAACTTCTCGTCGATGGCCCGCAGCCTGGGATCGATGTCCTTGCTCGCCTCGGAAAGCGTCTTGTAGATAACCCGATAGGGTGCGTTGTCCTTCGTGACTGGCTGGCCGAACTGCGCCAGATCCGCGACCGTCTCCTTGGCCTGCCTGAGGTCCTGTAGCGTGGCCTGTGCCCTGGCGGGCGCTCCGGTCTGGAGCGGTTCGCCCTTTGGTCCGAACAGTTGAGGCCCAGGCTCAGCGTCGACCGTGATCAGACGCTTGACGTTCTGGACGGCGGCGGCGATGTCTGGGTTTGCGATCTGCCCGTTCGACTGCCGCTTGATGAGACCGTCCAGGCGCGCGGCGACTGGCTCGAGGTCCACCGGATCCGGGTTGTCGCGCGCGATCTGCTCCAACTCCTTGGAGTACTCCTTGCGCGCCTTCTTCAGTACGACGCGGTTGAAGCGGGTGAACGTCCTGCCCGCCGCGCCGGCCGCCTTGTTGACGCCCTCGCGCCCCTCGGGGAGAGCCTGCATCGCCGGCTTGTCGAACTCACCGCCACGGACCGGCTCATCGCCGAAGGTGTTGATCTTGCCGCCCGCGTCCTTGACGTCCTGGATGATGCGGCCCGACTGCGTCTTGGGGTCAGTCGTACGCGCGATGTGCCGCTGAGCGGCCACGCCCAACATCCCCAGAAGGCCGCCAGCCGCCAGGCCGACGGGATTCGTCGCAGCGTCCTTGGCCGCCTGAACGGGCCCGACGTCCGCAGGGTCGCTGACAGCGGCCGTCGCTGGGGCGGTCATCTCGTACGCTGCGACGCCACGAGCCAGCCCCTTGCCGGCCATGCTCGGGATGCTCTTGGCGGGAGCCCCCAGCCTAGGGACCGCCCCGGTCGCCTTCCAGGCCCCCTTGCCCAGCATGCCGGGGATACCGACCGTTGCGCCGGCCATCCCGCTCGCCGCCGACGTCCACGGGTACGCACTCGTCGACTCGGCAAGCCGCTGCGTGCGCTCCTGGGCCTTGGGTCCGCCGAGCTGCACCGGGCCAGGGGCCATGGTGCCGTCGGCGTGCCTCTGCATCGGCGGCGGGGCTCCAGGCGAGACGGAGAAGAACTCGGCCAGGCGATGAGCGCCCGGCAGAAACCCTTCCGCGAAGTTACGCCCCGCAGCCTCGGCTCGTGACGGCGCGTTGACCTTCGCCGCAGCGGCCTGGCTCAGCGCTTCGGGCAGGGAAGGCTTTTGGATGACGCCGAGTTTGCGGAGCCACTCACGGGCTTCGTTGTGGTTGGGGCCGCCCAACTCGGCCTGCCAAGCCTGGATCTCCTCGTCTCGGCTAGACATATTGCCGACCCCCGTGTGCTGAACACCCGTTCCCGCTGTACAGGCGCGACGACTGGCGCGACCCTGTGGTCATGTTTACGGCGGTGCTGACGTGGTGGATGTTCATGGCGCCGTTCGCGGCGTGCGCGGCGGTCGTCAGGTACGGATTCAACGGAGAGCTTCTCGGCGCCCCGCCATGGGCGTGGGGGCTGATGGGCGGCATCGCGCTCGCAGCAACTTCACAAGAGGTGAGAGGAGGGTCGGCGTAAATGAAGCGGTCAATCGTGATTGGCGTTGCGTGCTTTTTGCTCGGGTCGATGTCGTCGCCGAAGGCGGCCGGCGATCGAAATGAAACGCTCGACATCTTGTGTGCCCGGTACCGGGCGACGAACGGCGACAAGCTCCTAGAGACCGCGCGGAAGCTCTCGGCCGCTGAGAGTGACAAGATCGGCCAGGCGTTTGTCACGCTCTCGCTGGCCGCGCAGTTGAAGGCCATCGCTTGCGGCGAGACTGGCCTAAAGACGCTGAGCAGGGGCCCGTAGTTCACCGCTTCCCCCGCTGCAGTTGGCGGCGACGAGCTGCCGACGCTTCCACCGTCGCCTGCTCTGCCGCTGGCCGCTGCGCTCTCAGCGTCTTCTCTGCCGCCGAGCCGGCGAGCGATAGAGTCTGATCGGCGAACGCCTCTAGTCTCTCAAGCTTCTGCTGTTTCAGTTCCGGCGAGTCTCCGGCGTGCCACGCCATCTGCACGGCCTCGCGCCGAGCTTCGCTCTCGGGCATCCCGGCGCCAGTCTTGACGCGCACGATGTATTGGACGGCATTGTCCATCGCGTTCGCGATCTTCTGCTCTTCTGGCGTAAGACCTTCGTATTTGGACGCCGGGACGAGTTCTGCTCGTCGCAGACCGCTCGTAACCAGCGCCGACACGTTGCCGCTCGCGGCGCTGTTGTCCGCCGCTTCGGCGCGTAGGGAATTCTCCTGAACTTTCCGTAGGGCATCGTCCGAGATGTCGATCCCGCGCTTCAGCACCTCCAACTCGCCCTTGATCTGGGCGCCGTAGAGAGCATGCTTGCCCTGCGCCTCAGTGGGCGGCTTCTCTCCCGCCCTCCGCTCTGCCGCCCGCGCTGCGATGTACGCCCGTTCCTTCGCTTCCTTCGCGCGCTTGTCCCCCTGCTTGTCCTGAAACTGCCGCCCGACTTCGGCCGAGTGGGCGCCCATGATCTGCTGCATGATCGTCGGGTCAACGTTGTTCCCGAACAGCATTCGGCGCAGGTTGATGTCGCGGCGCACGTTCTCGGGCAGATTCGTCATGTCCAGCGCGCCGAGTTCCTCGCCCTGGCGCCTGCGCTCCTCCGCGATGGCCTCGCGCTGCGCGTTCGGGTTGATTTGCATCGGCGGCTGCTCGGGTAGACGCAGGGTGTAGTTCTGCGCGTTCCGCGCCGCGTTCCCGTAGTCCTGGGCGTAGCGCTGCATGCCCTGCGACCACTCGTTCGCCCTCGCAGCATCCGGCGACGGCTCCAGCGCGCTCTGCAGCTTGGGCAATAGGCCCAGCTTGGCCAGTCCGCCCACCCATGGCTGCACCTGCATCGTAGGCTCACGCAACTGGAGGCGCTCAGGCGACGCGACGTCCTCCATCTGGTTCTGCTCGAGCGACCCGCCTACCGTCCCCGCCATCGCCTGTGCGTCCTGAACGCGGCCAGGCGTCCGCATCGACTCCAGGATCTTGGGCAGCACGTCCATCACCGTCTTGCGCGCCTTCTCCCTTCGCGCATCGTCCGCCTGGTCCTTCCGCAGTTCGCGGTCTCCTCTCTGCTGCTCAATCAGCCCCCGCTGGTACTCCGCAGCCGCCTTGTTGCGCTCTTCCTCCAGGTCAAGCTGGCGCTTGCGGTTCAGCCGGTCCGCGAGGCTGCGGAACGGCGTGGCCATGTCGATGCCCTGGTACTGGGGAACGTTGAAGAACGCCATCAGCCCGCCTTCTTGTACGACGCCGCGGTTTCAGCCATCGACGTGTACGTGTTGATGATGTTCTCGACGGTCTTCGCGTCGATGCCCGCCTTGGCGAGTTCGATCGCGAGCGCCTGCATCTGCGCCTGGAACCGCTGGCGGCCGCCCTCGCTTTCAAGATCAAGCGCCATGCCCTCGAAGCCCTTGAGCGTGCCTGCCTGACCAGAGCCAAGGTTCAAGCCGCCAGTGATGAGGTCGCGGAAGTACCCGCTCTGCTCGTCGCTGGCCCCGCCGGCCATCTGCGCCAACAGCCGGTCGCGGTCGAGTCCAAGACGGTCGGCCAGCTCAGACACCCGCGCGCGGAAGTCGGCCTGCTGGCGCTGTTCGCCCGACAGCCCCATAGTCACGTCGTACTCGTAGTCGCGGTCGCGCTCGGCCTCGTCCGAGGCGCGATACGCCGCATCGCCAGCCGTGCGGAAGCGGTCGAGCCCCGACCGCGTCGAGGCGTCCGCGAGCCTGTCCAGCCGCTCGCGGTTGCGCAGGTCCACGTCGTCAGTCGCCGACGCTGCGCCAAAGTACTGGTTCTCTCGACCCTGCGTGAGCGCGTCCAGCGCGCGCTGGTTCTCGAGCAGGAAGTTCGCCGACCGGTAGGCAGCCTCGTCAGCCTGGCCGAGCCGCTGCGTCTTGATGTTCTCCATGCCCAGGCGCCCATGCAGCGCCCTGTTGAGCTTGTCCATCTCGACCTCGTCGCCAGACCGCGCCGCGTCCCCGAAGTACCGCTCACGCTCCATCCGCGACGTGTCCGCCAGGCGCGCGAAGTCACCGCCTTGGCCCTGCCGCGCAAGTTGCATCTCCTGCGCAGACCGCGCAAGTCCGCCCATCTCGAGCCACTGCTTGGCCCGGAGTCCCTGCAACTGCTCGCCGTACTGGCGCTGAGCCAGGCCCGATGCGTAGCCGCCCGTGGCCGCCGCCCGACGGTCCAGGTCTTCCTGCATCTTCTTCGCAAAGTAGTCGTTGGCGCTGTTCAGGTTGCCCAACTGCTCGTCGTAGAACTTCTCGGCCGCGCCCTTCTCCTGGACCGCCGGCATCATCTTGCGGAAGTAGCCGCCGGCCTCCGATTGCTCGTTGGCCAGCGTCCGGGCCCGAGACGTCGCCTCGTCGGTTCGCTGGCGCATGCTGCGGAGTTGGTCGATCTCGGGCATGAAGATCGCCTGCCGCGCCTCCATCTTGCGCTGCTCGGCGTAATCCTTCAGCGGGTTGCCCATCGTCCCGCGCTCCCGCAAGCGATCGGACCAGCCGTCGCCGCCCGACTTGTACCGCTGCAGGTATTCGCTCATCCCCGACGGACCCGCCTGGTACTTCGTCTGCCCGTAGCGCGTCTCGACGTCGCTCGCCTGGTCCATCCGGCCGGCGTTCTGGCCGTACCAGTCGCGGTAGTTGGTGACGCTCTTTCTGTTGGCGGCGAGCCCCGCCATCGGCCCAGGCTTGTTGCCGTACGGGTCATCGAGCAGGCGCGTGCTGTTGAAGTTCGGGCCGGCGTTGCTGTACTTCCGGTACAGATCCGCCATGTACGTCGGCCGGTTCAGCTCATAGCTGCGCAGGTAGTTCTGCGCTGGGCCGTAGAAGCCCAAGGCGCGCTCACCGGCGGCGCGCCCCTTGTCGGCCAGGCCGCCGTAATAGCCCTGCTGCTCATTGCCCAGGCGCCGAGCGCCCTTCGCAGCGTCGCCGTAGCCTTCCTTGGCATTCTCGCCCGCCCAGATGTGCGGCACGGCGCCCCAGGTCATGGGACCACCTGCGATCCCAGCGCCGACCTTGCCCCATTTGCGCCAATTGAAGCGAGCCATTATGCCTCCTCCATCGTATCAAACGACTCGATCACTTTGGCGATTGAAACCAGCGCATTGGACGAGCCGTAAATCTCCCATTGCCTATGGAGGTACGGTTTCCCGATGCTCCATTTCTCGACCGTTGCAAACGGGCGGGTCGACGTCGTCCCAAGGCCCACTTGCAGCGGCCCCGAGAACGTCCCCAGGTCATCCCGCCAGCGCATCAGGAAGAACGGCTCAGCGGTGTCCGTAGACTCCCCCCGCCTGACGTGAAACTGCACCTTCTGTGTCGCCTTTGTGCTGGCGTTCTCGTGGTCGACGAACCCCGAACGGGCCAGCCAGTGAATGGCCGTCCCCGAGTCGGTGTACGTGCTCAGGTCCAGCTTGGCGATGGTCCCGTCGGACAGCCCGACGAGGTTGACGTTCTTCTCGGGCCAATACACATGACTCTGGATCGTCAACCCCGCCCAGTTGCCGGATGACCAGCCACGCCACTCCGACCAGACTTTGGTCGTCATGTCGTACGCGAATGCCCGACCGTCCGTCGGGAACACCCACAGCAGCAGATCGCGATCGTCGAGACGAACCCGCGAGCCCCAGCAGTCGGTGACGCTCGCGAGTTCAGCAACGAGGCGGTCCGTGGCTGGCGTGCCGATGGCCTCATAGGCCCGGCCATCCGACATGACGAACCGACGCCGGCTGTCGAGCCAGGCGAACTGCTCGTCGTGGCGGATGATGCTGTGCCGGGCCAGGCACCCAAGGTCCATATTGTTGATCGGCGCGAACACCTCGTTCGGGTCGGGTCCGTAGACCTGCAGAGTCTCGCTGCCCCAGACGAACAGTTCGCGCGCCGAGTCCCTGATGGCTACGATCTTGTCCGGGCGCGCCTCGGCCTCGCGGAAGTCCTCCGACGTCGTCCACGTCTCGTGGTTTCCGTCTCCCGGTGCCGACCAGTAGAAGAGCCCGCCCTCTCCCGCCTCCAGCGCCACCACTCGCTGGGTCATGACCAGTACATCGGTCACGAGCGCTGGAGGCGAGCCGCCCAGGAGCGCCGCCAAGCCGCTGCCGGTGTACTTCAGCATCGCCCCGCCGCCGGCCAGGATCACCTTGGTCCGAGTCGTCGTGATGCGCGGGCGCTCGGCGCCCTCGAGCTGCGTAGCCGTCGTGGAGTCGGACAGCGCCTCGACGTTCTGGTACGACGTCCAGGCGTACAGCTTCCGCGTGCCCGTCGAACTCTGCGTGACGTAGACCAGCTTGTTTTGCCAAACCGTCATGGCTACGACAGGGTTGGCGTCAGGCACGGTCGGCGGGAACTCGTCCCAGGCTGCAATGCCTGGACGTAGGCGCATCCCTCCCGCAGCGTCAACCAGCAGGTTGACGAGCGGCCCCCGCGACCCGGACAACTCGTCCAGGCCGGAATCGGGGCCGTTGAAAGGGATGGGCGCCGCGTCCATTACCAGATATCGTTGCTCCCGGCGTTGTTCGGATAGCTGAAGGTCGCGCCGCCGTCTTCCTTGCCGATCTGAGTAGACAACCACTTGGACGAACTAGCCCGCCACGTGAACCGGATGGCGACGTTCCCCGAAAAGTTCGAGGTCGGAAGATAGCCGAAGTACTGCGCATTCCATGTGAGCGCGACGCCCGCGCCGCTCTGGTTCGAGAGGACCAGTAGCATCGTCTGGCCGTCATGAAGCCCCGTCGTCGACGTGGCGCCGATGGTCAGAGCCGCAGTCGTCCGGCATACCTGCAGCTCGCCCAGCGATGGGTCGGGCGTGAAGGTGCCGCCGGCCTGTGCGGACCGGTTGCGCTTGAATACGTTACAGCGGGGCTGCGACTGCCACGCCCCGCCGTACTCGGCAAGCGTCCGCGTGCTGAAACTGTTCATCTCGTCGATGACGTCGGTCGCGCTGGCATTTGTCGTAAAGTCGGTCGTGTTCGTACCGACACGGCAGTTGATGCAACCCGACCGAGCGACGGCCCCGACGCTGAAACCGGTAGTGCAGGCTCCTGCGATCGAATCGCGGGCGATGGTGTCGTCCGCGGTGAAGCTGAATCCGGTGCCGGTCGACGCGACGACCATACAGTCACGCGCATGGGCATGCTGTCCGCCCAGGACGAAACCGGTGCCAGTAGCAGCCGCGGCGATGCAGTGGTCGGCTAGCCCGTGCTTGCCCAGCGTGAACCCGACGCCGGCCGAGTTGCCGTCCGTCGAGTCGACCCGGCAATGGTGTAGCTCGCCGCGCTGGACCGTGGATGTCCAGGTGAAGCCCTTGCGGTGAAGCGACGTCACCACACGCTGACACACGACTCCGTCCCCCGATGTAACCGAGATGGCTGATCCCGTTGACGTGGTCGAGTGGGTGAGCGCCAGGTCGGAAATGACCATGTTGGCTTCGCCAGTGATGTTCACGGTCAGCAGCGTAATGGCCGCGCCAGTGCCCTTGATCTTGCTGGCCGTGGCGCCAAGCCCCATCAGCCAGATTCCGGCCGTGCTAGTCGACAGCCCCGCCGAACACGCGAACGTGCCCTTAGGCAGCAGACCGACGCCGCCGCCCTTGGCCGCGAGCCGGTCGAGAAGCTTCTGGAGCGCAACGTAGTCGTCGGCCGTCCCGTCTCCCTTGGCCACCTCGCCGTTGGCACCCTTGACATCGAACACCGAGACGAACCGCTCGGCGAGGACGTCGCGCAGAAGACGCGCGTTACCGCCGGTTGCCTCAAGGTACTTGAAGTCAGTCCCCATGAACGACGACAGAGCGGAAGTGAGCGCCGCATTGAGCGTCGTGGTCCCGCCCGCGCCCTGGCTGCCGTTCGATAGGGTGCCGGTAAGAAAGTTGTTGGCGACCTCGACCAACTCAGCGCGGCCGCCCTCGATGAAGCGGTCAACCTCCACGCCCGCGGCCGTCTTGACCACCACTTCGACGACCTGCTTTACCCAGAACTTCGCGCGCCCCGACGAGTTGAGCACCTGCTGCGCGGTCGTCAGCGTCGACGTCGCGGCGTAGTTGCTGTAGGCAGTGACCCGGCTGGTCGAGTTCGGCTCGTACAGCTCGTACGTGCCGGACGGCGCCTCGGGGTAGTAGATCCGGACGGTATAGGCCATCAGTAATCCCCCACGCAGAAGCGGATGCGGCCACGTTCGGTCTCATCCAGCATGGCTTTGTCCTTGTCCGGGTTGACGACCTTCATCAGGTACGCCGCGTGATTCAGCATCCCGGCCTTGACGGCGAACTCGTGGGCAAGCAGGTACGTGATCGTCTTGAGCCACTTGGGCTCGAGGTCCAGCGTCACGTTGCCCGTATCGGTGTCCCGCAGCTTGCGGTACTTCTGGTAGATGAAGGTGTACGCAGCGTCGCTCTTAACCGGAAAATTGACCGTGACGGTCCCGGCCGACGTTTTCTCTACGTAGAACTCCAGCGGGCGCGCGATTGTGGTCTTTGACGACCGGCGAAAGTAGTCGTCTCGGCTGATGCGCGTCGCCTCGCTGTCCACGTTCGACGAATCGCGCAGGTTAGCCACCGGACCGACGTCAACGGTATCGGCGTCGGCCGTAAAGCCCGTGTCGTTCGCCGCGACGGCCTTGGACACGCGCTCGACGGCCCGAACGATCAACCCCTCTTTCTGCAGGTCCAGGATGATGAGTTGCAGCGCCCGGGCGCCAAAAGCGATCTGATCGGCGTCCGCCGTGTGCCCGTCGTGGAGCTGGCGCGCGAGGCTCGCCGCCTGCGAGATGATCTGATCTCGCTGCATGTCGAACGTGGCCGTAGTGGAGACAGCCATTATTCAAGCCTCCCCATGAACGCCTTTGGCTCTTGCCGGTAGAACGACCCGACCAACGCGGCATTTGTGACCGTCTCGACGCGCGTCAGATTCGTGTTCGTGTACGGCTGCAGCGACAGCCCCGACTGGCCGAGCGTATTCAGTCGCAGGAACCGCTGCGGCAACGGGTCCTTGGTCGTCGGCTGAATGCTGCTCACCGCCTCCTTGGCCGTGCGAAACGCGGCGTTGTTCCTCGCGGACTGGATCGGAGCCAGCAACCCCGCGGCCGCCCAGTCGTACAGGGTCGATCCGTTCTTCTTCGTCGCCGCCAGCGGCGCCCCCTCTCGCACCAAAAGAACCGTTGACGGCGCCAGGGTCGGGTCGTAGTCGCCCTTGAGCCCTCGCCACAGTTGCGTCTGCTCGGTGTCGAGCGGGCTCGTGGCCTCGTAGTCCAACTCGTAGTCACTGTTGCTGGAGAACGTCATCAGCCAATCCCAGATGGACGTCACCTGAGACGACAGGCCATCCACCTCGTAGAGAGCGCGCAGGGCGGTCGACCAGTTGCGAGCGCCGATCGTGGTACCCGTGGCCAGCGGCCCATTCAAGTACTCCCAGGACCCGCGGCCCGTCGGGTAGCTTTGAAAGAACGACCTCGGCGTCGTCGCCGAGAAGCCCTGGATGTTCGCGCCGTCGTCCGCCGAATATTGCGCGGTGGACCAAAACGCCTTCGCCTCGCCGATGGCCGTGGACACCAGGGTCGCGCGGCTCGCGTTGAAAGGGACCGTGATGGTCGACGATCCGATCGTCTCGTCACCAGCAATGTTCTTGAACAGCGTCAGGAACCAGACACCGATGAGGTCGCCAGGGAAGTACTTGTGGTCCCAGGTCCCGCCCGTCGTGATGCTGAAGGTCCACGCGCCCCAGTGCTTCGGCACCAGCCCAGCCGCATCGGCCGAGCTGAAACCAGAAGAGAGCAGGTCGCCGCATTGGGCGCTGCGCAGGAACCACGCGGTGGCACGCGCAGCCGCCAGGTGCTTCGCCTTGCCGTGGACCTGATAGGCGCGCAGCAGAGCAATGCCCGCCAGCGAGCTCGTGGACGTGAAGTACGACGATCCGATGGAGAACGCACCCCACTGCAGGGCGTCGTCCGTATACGTCGTCTTGCCTGGCCCGCCGACTTGGTTATCGTAGAGCCAGTCGGCCAGCTCGAGCAGCTTCGCCTTCGCGCGCGTGATCCAGTGCGGCGGCCGCTGGTTCTCCGCGATGAGGTCGTACAGGTACCAGCAGGCTAGCGCCGCGTCCTGGACGCTCGTCGTTCCCGTGCGGGCTCCGCTCACCGTCTGGTCTACAGACCCATACGGCGCAGTGTCGCAGATGAAGTTGAAGAGATACCCTTCCTCTGCCTCCCACGTATCGCGCCCGTCGCGCGGCTTCGGCGATGGTACTGGCCGATCGCTGCGTGGCGTCCGCCGGGCGTTGATGCGGTCGAGTTCGGGAATGGTCCGCATGCCCTTGTGGTCGCTGCAGATCCAAACGCCATCCACGCCCTTGACGTCGAACTGGACGGGCGCCGTCTTCCACGATCCGCAAATGTCGCAGACCCGCCGCCAGGTGCCTGGGCGGTACTCCTGGATGAGCACCGCCATCAGATGATCCTTGCGCTCCCGCTCTTGTTGCGAAGCAGGAAGGTAACCGGCGTGCTCGACCCCGTATCGATGTCTGAGTCATTCAGCAGGTCGATATTCAGCATCAATAGCCGCGTCACCGCTGCGCTGCACTTGATGACGTAGGGATTCGACCAGCCAGACGACCCGCCGTCGAACACCACTGCGTCGGCGTCGTTCGGGCCGCCGATCACTAGGTTGTTCATCGCGTTGCTGACCAAGATCCCGGTCGCCGGCTGACTCGACACGCTGCCGCTCGTGGACGAGAACGTCGTCCCCTTCACCAGCGCCTCACCAGCTCCCGTGATGTATTCAATGCACTCGGCGGTATCGTTCGTGCCGCACTCGAACAAGCAGTCTTCAACCCGCGTGCCTACCGAAGCGATGCGGATGCGACTGTTGGGCGCCGTGGTCGACGCTGGGAAGTACAGGTTGCAGAACCACACCCCCGCGGCCGTGACGTCGAACATATCGATAGCACCGCCGCAGATGAACTGCGGGCGGCTCGACCCGGTCCCCTCGCCGTACACGTGAATCCCGGCCTTGTTGAAGGTCTGCGCAGCGGTCAACGTTTCCGTATGACCTGACAGGCAGACGATGATGTCACCGGCCGAGGCGTTGGTATGCGCCTGGGCAAGCGAGGCGAGTGGCCGGATGCGCTCCTTACCGCGTGGCGAGGCAGCATCCGATCCGTCCTTGTGGACGTACCAGATCGCACCCGTCATGGCGAGCGGGCTGCGGGTCGTTACTCCGTAGCCCGATGTGCCGCCGATGCCGTTGAGGTATGCGGGTAGGGTGGCCATTCACTCTCCGATAGGCGCCCCTCGTTCCCTGAGAGCCGCCAAGGAGAGGTTGAACGGCCCCCAAGGCCCGAGAGGCAAACTTGCTTACGTCGCCGCTGCAGCCGGCGCGAGAACCGCCGACTTCTTCGCCTCGTCGATCGAGTAGTTCTCTCCGCACACGACGAGCGCCCCAGCGCCGAACGTGATGCCCTGGGCAGACGCCGTGCCGTCGTTCTTGGTGCCGAGGTAGTTCCGCACCACGATGCCGTCGCAGGCGACGTTGTCGAACACGATGCACGCCGTGGACGACGTGTGCGTGTTGTAGATGATGTTGTCGCGGATGACCATCTCGAGCGCCGCCACGGTGACGTGGATGAGCCCGTTGGCAGCCGTAGCCGACGCCACCATTTCGTTGTCGAAGATGCGGAGTCGTGACGGCACCGTCCCGCCGACCACCTTGATCCCGTCGGTCACGTTGTGCGTGGCCGTGCCGTAGACCCAGTTGCGGGAGATGGTGCAGTCGGTCGCCGCCGAACCCACCTCGATCGCGATAGTGGCCTTGTTGCTCGCCCCGCTCGCGACCTGGATGTGGTTGTCGTCCAGCGTGACGCCAGCGCCGGTGATGTCGATGGCCTTCGTGACGCCGTTGGCGCCCTCGAGACGGAGCCGAAGCCCCGCCACGATGGTGTTGGCGTTGTTGAGCGCCCACTGGCTGCCGGCCGCCGTCCAACGGAACGTCGGGCGGTTCGTGCCGTGGCCGATGCCGATGATGGCCACCCCGTCGTCCAGGTTGTCCAGCATCGTCGCGTCCGCGACGCTCTCCGAGTGGCCCGGCAGGCAGACGACCGCGTCACCTGGCCCTAGGTCCGCGTCGGCCAGAGCCGCTGCCAGCGTTGCGTACGGCGTGTCGAACTCGCCATAGCCCGCCAGCGTGCCAGAGGCATTGCCGACGAACTTGACGTCGCCGATGACGCCGTACTTCGCAAGCGCCTGCTCGACGATAGGCCGGAGCCCGATGTAGTTCGTGGTGGTTCCCATGGTCGCCCCCGGCTAGGCGTTGACGCCGATGAGCCCGCGCGGATCGAAGCAATCCATCGCGAACATCTCGTAGCCGTCGTAGACCTTGTTGCGCTGGCTCTCGACCGAGTACTCCTTGAACTCGGGCCGAGCGGTCCAGATGCAGTGCAGGCCGTGCTTGTGGTTCGTCACCACGAACCAGTTGGTGACCGACGCGAAGAACGGGTTGCCCTGTACCCGCACCTTGCCCTTGAGGGTGTTGTAGGTGTGATTGGCCGTGTCGTTCTGCAGCGGCGACATCGTGATCCGCTCGGCCGTCTCGATCTTGTCCGAGTGGACCAGCAGGATTTCCGGCTGGACGCCCATCGGGTAGCCGTTGCCACCGGGCATCGTCCGGCAGAGCTGCATGATCTGCTCGAGCGAGCTGTGAGACAGCGCCGCATCCGCGCTCGGGCGGTTCGCAAACGTACCGCCCTTGGCCAGCTTGTGAGCCGTCGAGCAGAGCGCCACGCCGTCCGTGGTCGCCACCGCCGCGTTCGCGTCGAACGCATCGGCGAAGACCTGGGCCGCCTTGATCTCCTGGGCCAGTCGCAGCGCTTCCGCGATGCTCTCCGACCCCATGATGGCCTCCCGGTACTTGTTGAACCGGATGGCCTCCTCGGAGACCGGCATCATGACGGCGTAAGCGGTCTGGTAAATCCGCTTGCCGTACCCCTGCTGGATGACGTCGACCGCCATTTGGGCGCCCTGCTTCTTCTCGGGCGCCGGTCCCAGCCCCGCATACTCCTGGATGTCCTCGAACAGGTCCTTGGAGTTGATCTCCTTGAACCCGCAGTCCTTCCAGATGGGCTTTTTCGCGGTCTCGTTGCGGAACGCGACGAGCAGCGTCTCCTTGAGAGCCGCGTTGATGTTGCCTGTGAGAACGACCGTGTTAGCCATGGTTCAGCTCCTCTAGACGCCAGTGGTGGAGAAGGTGCCAGGCCACGCATCCGTCTCGTTGGCGACAACGAGGTACTTGGCCCGAGTGACCGTCACGTTGTTCGGCGTCGCGTCCGAGATGCCGATGATTCGCCAGCCGGCCGCGCCCGTACCGTGGGTCGAGATGTCGAGCACCGCAGCGCTGCGGCCGCTCACCGTGTCACCGGTGCCGGTCGCATGGTCGCAGTTCTCCCAGATGAGCTCGCGCGCCGCCGCAACCGTCGTGATGGACGTGCCCTCGTCGGCGTCGACCTCGAAGATGGTGTAGGGCGTGGCGGCGATGCAGTGGGCCTGCGACCGCAGGTAGTCCTGCGTGTAGGTCGTAGACGCCGGGATGTGATTGCTCTCCTCGAGCTTCCCGCTCTTGTTGTACTGGCAGCGCGCAACGACACCCCAGATCGCCTGGCCAGCAGCCGCGACGTCTACCGAGCCATCGCTGACGCAGTTGACCGGGTCGCCGCAAAACACCGCCGTGCCATATGCACTCGCAACCTGGCGCTCGAGCAGTCGAGGGACGATGTTCTCGCCGAACACGCTCCCCCAGTAACGGAAGCCGCCGATTGTCTTGTTCGTGAATCCAGCCATTGGCTACGCTCCTCCCATTGGAACAACGACGTTCTTGAGGTAGCCGCCAGTGCTCTCCGCGCGGGCCTTCATCCCCGCCAAGGCAGCGTTGAAGGGAGCGCGCTTGCGGGATTCAACCGCCGCGCGCCGAGTCTTCAGAATCTTGCAGAGCCGAAGCTCCTTGAACGTGATCTGATCGCCAACCTTGAAGTCCTCGGGCTGCACCCAGTGGGGACGCGCGCAGGTCGGCTCGCCTTTCCCGTTGACCTGCCAAGTCTCCGCGACCCAGCCGTCAATGCGGTACTCCGGCCAGACGTCTGCCGTCAGCCAGCAATAGTCAAACCTCGCGTCCTGGCCCTTTAGGTCCAGGATTCGGTAAACGCCGTCGACGGGAGCATCAACGGGGTCGTTGCGCCGCTGCTTCTTAGGCGGGCGCCCCCGGCGCTTCCTTGGCTCGCTCCCGCTCTCCTCGGGTCCGGTCTCGACAGGCTCCATTCGCAGTATCCCTCAGCGCCGCGATGACCGCTTGCCGTACGGGTCAGCGGCCTGTGACCCAGGCGTATCGGTCTTCTGCTGTGCGCCGGTACTGCTGCCTGCCCGGACTTGATCGCAGGAGCGAAGCTACTCCCCAGCGTGGGGAGTTATTTGGAAATAGTCAATGGCTATTTGCCCATCTTGCTCCCGATTTCCTTCCACCATTTGGCGTGCGCCTGCTCGGGTGGGAGGTTGGAGAAGAGATTTTCCGCCAATGCCTGCATTGCTGGCGTCAACTGCGGCGTCGACAGCGAATTACCAGCACCAGAATCCTTTCCGCTTGTTCCGGCAATGCGCTGCTGCTGGATTTCCCGGTCCGGGTTGTCCTTGCCGCCGCCAAGTCCATGCTCCTTGGCCACGAGCGCCGCTGCCTCGCGCATGGAGGCGTAGAGCACCTGCTTGTTGGAGAAGTCGCGCCCGTCGCGCTTCTTGAGGCTGCGCAGCTTGCCGTCCGCAATGGCTGCGTAGTCCGGATCGGACAGCCACGGGAAGTCCACCAGCATCTGCTGTTCGAACGGGTCGCGCTGGCTGCCCTTGAGGGTTTCGATCTCCTGCTGCAGGGCTTCGATCCGCTTCTGCTGCGCGCCGGTCGCCCCGACCGCGAGCTCCTCGAGCGCCTCGGCGAAGTCGTCGTAGCCAGCGTCGGGGTTTGCCTGGAGCCCGGCCAGTACACGCGCGAGCTTCTCGCGGTACGGCTTGCTCTGGGGCTGTTCGCCCGGCTGCTGCCGGTTCGCAAGCACCGTCTGCAAGAGCCCCATCATCTGCTGATTCATCTGCTGCTGCGCTTCGAGGCGACGGCCGAGGTCGTCCACTGTCTCGCGCAGCCCGCGGCCACGCGCCTCGGAGCTCGATGGACGCGACTGGCGCCGCTGGTCTCCCTGCGCCTGCTGCTGCTCCTGCGGCTCTTCGCGTGCCTGCCCGTCATGGGGCGCGTCGTCCGTGACGGGCGCCTGTCCTTCGGTCGTCTCGGCCTGCTGCTGCGTCTCGGTCTGCGTTTCCATGGTCTCTCCTAGTAGACGGGAATGAACACGTACTGGCCCGGGTCGTCGATGTTGTCGCGCACGTAGATGCGCCGGAGTTTGCCCGCGCGAATGCGCTCCTTGAGGTCCTCGCCGCCGAATAGGCCGTTGTTGGTCAACTGCAACACCTTTTTCGGCGCGTCCGCCTTCTCGTCCATGGCGTACTCCTTCTCTTCTCCCTCGAAGGAGCCCCAGTAGACGATGTCGCCGACAAAGATACCCTGCGACCGCAACTCCTCACGAGCCGCCAGGCCAGCTGCGAGCAGAAGGCCGTGATTCTCGGGCCACACTTCCTCCTGGGCGATGTCCGGGATGTGAAGGCCGCTCGCCGTCATGGTCCGCTTGGCCTTTGGCCGGAAGCGGTAGACGGCGATCCGGTTGAACACCGGCTCATACGGCGGCTCGGGCGCGTCGTGCTCCTTCACCCGCTCTGCTAGGCGCTTTTCCGCCTCGCTCTCAAGCGCGCGCCACGCCGCCTCTTCCTTGGCGAGGTCACGGATGATCACTTGCCGTTGCCCTTCAGCGACTCTTTGATCTCTCGGATTCTGCTTTCCCATTCTTCTTTGCCCTCTCCCTTACGTGGAATCGTGTCGATGAGCCCCAGCATGTCGCGCCACGCGCGGCACGCCCCAGCCCGCCAGATGCGCTGCTTTTCGTCCGGCGCGAACTCTGAGTAGCGCTGGTTGCCGCCGATCTCAGCCTCGATGAACCTCCGCATCGCCTGCGTGACATCGGAGCACCACCAGGCGAGCAGCTTGTCCGCCGGCTGGTTCCAAAACTCGCCGCCGTCGCTCATCGGCCGAGCTCCTCGAGCATTTCCGCGATGCTTCGGATCCCAACTGCCATGCCGCGGTTGTGGACCGTGCTTTCTCGGCTACCTTCCGGCGAGCAGGAGATGAGCGCCGCCTGGTCGCAGGCATTCGCCATCTCATGAAGGTAGGCCGCCAGGCTCTGGCCCAGCGGGCTCGCCGCTAACAGCTTCTTCTGCTCCAGGTCCAGGTTCTGCCATTTCGCTCGGCGGTCCATTCGGGGTCTCTCCTTGTGGCGCTCCCGGCGGGAGCATGGGCGGCGGCGCAATGGGCGCCTTTTCGATGATGGCGGCTGCCTTGTCGGAGCCGATCGAACGCATGAGGTCCGCGGTCAGCGTCCGCCACAGCGCGGACATCGCCTCGGGCGGGAGCATCAACGCTTCGGGCGGAATCTGGCTCATCGACTGGATCGCGCGCATGGCGGCGCGTTCCTTCTGCGGCTGACTGGCCAGGTTCGGGTCAGCCGTGAACGTGACATCGAAGTCCTCGACGTAGTCCAGGCGCCCGACGGTATTGGGCTCGACCGTCCCCTCTTCCTGAACGTAGAAGTACTCGAGGTCGTCGAGCGTCTGGCTGTTGATGTACGCCAGCGTCTTCACCTCGTTCGACCGGGCCCGGTTGTACCGCTCGGCCATGGTCGAGAGGTTCTGCATGGCCATGGACGCTCGGATTTCGGTCGTCGTCGCGGTCTCTCGGTCGGACACCTCGCCCGAGAAGATTTCGGGAGCGCCAAGGCTCTCCGCGTTCTGCTGAAACAACTCCAGGAACTTGAATCCCTGCGGCGGCGGCGCTGGAAACTGGAACTGATGGAACGCCTTGGACAGCAACTCGGGCGGGAGCGGCGACTCCACGCCCTCGCCAAGGCGCAACTGGATGTCGCCTCGCTGCAGGGCCGCGTTGCGGCTGTACATGAACGTCGGTTTGATGTTCAGCGTCGCCAGGCTGATCATTGCCGACGCCCAAGCGTCCGCCGCGACGTTGTCCCCCTCGAGGAGGAAGCCCAGCCCCAGTCCGTAGATGCCCTCGGGGTTGGGAACGCAGATGTAGTGCGTGTAGCGGTTCCACGCGATCTTACGGACCGGCGCCGGCTCGGGTGGAGGCGTCGGGCGGGGCGGGGGAGGCGGCAAATCCTCTCCCGACAGGGGCGGGATGAGCACCACGTTGCCGAACTCGTCGACGTCCTCGCGCGGCTGCGACAGATACTCGACTGAAGCGCGCCAGGCTTGCTCATCCTGCGCGTACATGGCCTCCTGCGACTGGATCTGAGCCTCGCGGAGGTCGTTTTCGCGGTTGTAGCGGGCGCGATCGTCGGGATCGTCGCGCTCCCGAAGCGAAAGCCGCAAAAGCGTCTCCGTTTGCAGGTCGACCACCGCCGTGACCGGCCGGCGGCGCGGCTGACCGGGCAGTTTCAGCAAGAAATCCTGCTCGAGCAGCTCGCGCGGGGCGTCCGGGTCGTCTTCCTGCGGCTTGACCCCCTGAAACGACGTCACCAGGGCCGTCACCGGCTTGCCGGAGTGGCCGTTATCGGCCGTTCCGCCTCCCGCGGCCTTGCCCCAGTCGTTTCCGACGCGCGCCCGACCGTCCTCGCCAACGTCCTGGTACAGGTTCGTGACGTTGGCGTAGTAACCGTCGGCTTCGAGTTCCTCAAGTTCGGGCCGGTACTTGTACAGACGGCGAGTGATGCGCGGAACGTCGGCCAGATCGGGCCTGTCCGACTGGAACTTGTACGGCAGGATGATGTCGTCGGTGCGGCAGAACTCGAAACACGGCCGCTTGCCGAGCGGATCGTAGTACCAGACCGAAAACGCCGAGCCGTAGAGCAGCGTTTGCATCAACCCGCGGTCGTGGGCGGGTATGTACTCGGGAATCTTGCGCCGAACCTGGAAGTTGATGTGCCGGGAGAGGCGCTTGGTGCGCATCTCGTCGTTCGGCTCGGTCGGAAGGGCGCCGTAGATGTCACCCGTCGACGGGAAAAGCTGGCTATACAGCTTGGCGTGAAACAGCAGCGTCGATCGCGCGATGAGCGGCAGGTGAATCTGGGCTAGATTCTCGTGGCCGGCGGGCTTCTCGCCCATCAGTCCAACGAACATCTTGAGCCACGACGCGCGCCGCTCCCGAAACTCCTTGCTACCGTCCCAATCCAACTTGGCCGTGAAGACGACCTGGCGGGCGACCTTCTTCGCCTCTTCGGGCGGAAGGCTCGCTGCGATGTTCGCCGCGTTTTCGTAGTCCGGCGGGGGCGGCTGCGCAGACTGCTCGTCAGTCATGGCCGCGCCTGGCGGGGTGGTCGGATCGATCTGGGAGAGTTCTTCGGCCATTTGGGCTCCTACCAGGGCATTCCGGGAAACCCGGATGCAGTCTTGGGTCGGCCGAGCTCTCTCCGCGCTCGGATCTCATCGAGAATTCTTTGATTGGCGTCCTCGGTGTCCGCGTACGGCACCAGCATGCGATAGAGCGCGCCGTATCCGGCCGCGTCCATGTCGTGGTCGTCGCCCGTGGTGTCCCACAGGTCCGGGTTATCGGGGTCCGCCAGCAGACCTGGGATGCTCGTGATGGGGCCCGTCTCGTCCCAGTCGCCGCCCTTGAGCTTGTAGCGGGTCTTGCACGTCGAAAACCAGCGGATGCCCGGGATGACCATCTCCCCAGCCGCGTTGGGAGTGCGGCGCCGCAGCCGGTTCCGTATCTGCTCGGCCGCGGACTCACGGCTGCGGTCCGCCTTGAAAAAGCCGGTGCCGAGGTTCTGTAGAATCTCGCCTCGCGACGGCCCCGTCTCCCCCTGTCGCGACCAAAGCGACGAGTCCATCGGGCCGTAGACGGTGGAGCAGTCGCGCAGCTCGTCCCACTCGGGCGGCACGATCAAGATCGGCTTGCCGTCGACCACCGCCGTACAGGGGCGCTTTTCGATCTCCCTGATGCGGTAGCCGAGCTCCTCGGCCGTGTGCCCCGTGACGGTCAGCGACCGGTAGCAAGTCATGTTGCCTTCGGGGTCCACCGCCCACCACTGCACGCTGGACTTGCTCGAGAACCCGTAGTCGCCGCTCTTGAACCGGAACCAGCCGTTGGGGATCGTGAACGGCTTGCAGATGTGGATCGTGGGATCCCAGTCGTCGCTGACCCACGTCCCCTCTTGCACGTCCCAGTCGTTGTCCAGGAGCGCGCGCCTGACCTCCGACCGCTTGGTCAGCAGGTTGCCTTCGTAGTTCCCGTCGCGCATGAGGGACGGGTTGTCGTAGAGGTTCCCCGGCAGGTAGACCTGGGTGAACTCTTTCCACTTGCCGCTGCGGAGCTTGACCCGCATCTGGACCGTCTCGCGCGGGTCCGCCACCTTCACGAAACGGCGTTTCAGGTACTGCTTGGTCGCGCCGCCGACGGGGTTTGTCAGCAGCACGGTCTGGAGCTGCCGTGACAGCACCGGGTCTGGGCACCGGACGCGGGTGTCGAGCTCCTCGATCATCTTCTCGGTGAACTGGACCGCCTCGTCGATGACCAGAAGCGTCCACTCCGGGCCGTAGAACTTCAGGTAGTCGTCGTCGTGCTCGATGCCGGCGAACTGGACGCGGTAGCCGCACGTGAACGTGCATAGCTTCTTTTGCTCGTTCCACTCGGCCGCCGGGTCAATGCGCCGGTAGTAGCGCTTGAAATCCTCGACCACCTGCAGGAGCTCGTGGCCGAGGCGGCGGAAGAAGATCGCCCAGCCCTTGCTGTGTTCGATCTCCCCCTTGGCGTGCCGGTCCATCTCCCCGAACAACTGCCGGAAGTACAGCCGCGAACCGACCGTCGTCTTTCCGGGACCAGCGCCACCGCCCGCCAGGATGTACCGCTCGGTGCGGCTCATCAGGTCTTCCTGAAAACCCAGGAACGGCGCGAACAGAACGTCCTTCGGCAGGCACGACTGACAAACCAGCCCATCGCCGTACCGATGCACGGCCGGATCTCGGTCGCACCGGCCGCAGTAGCCGTACGGCGCCCCGTCGCGCTCGAGATAGCTGCGAACGGCCGGCGCCGTCACTTGCGCTCCTTGGCCGTGACCTTGACGTGAAAGGTCATCGCCTCGCCCGCGTTGTCGTCGCGCACCTGGACCGAAACGGCATTCGTCGACGCCTGGGTCCGCACGTCGATGCCCACGTGAGACTCGATGGCCGTGAAGACCGCCTGGTCAGCCCCCTCCTGCGTCGCTCCTGCGCCGGCCCGATACCAAAGCGCCGCCACCTCGTGATACGACCGCCGGCCCGACCCGAACCCGACCGCCTCGACCCGAATCCGCCAGGCACAGTCATCGGGCATGTCGGGCAGCGTGACGACGGTGGTCCACGTACCCGCGCCGTCGGTCGTCGCCGTCCCCTCGCGCACCAGTTCCAGGTTCACCTGGCCCAGCAGGTCGTTGACCGTGCCGATGATGTCGCGTTCGGTGGACCGCTCCTCACGGAGCGCCCCGCGCCGGATCGTCGACTCCACTACTTCTCCTTCACCTCGACGATGCGCTTGGGGTCAGGTTGCTGTGCCGTCGGCATGACAACCTGGGGCCGCGTCGGCTGCTCCAGCCGCTCCGGCGCCTTGCGAATCCGCATCCCCATCCGCTCATGCGCCATACGCACCGCGTACGACGCCTGCGACATCGGGTTGCGTGCCTCGAGCATCACCTCCACTTCCTCCCGCTCGTACCCCCGGGCCCGCAACTCCTCATCCGGCAGAGCCGCCAGCGCCTCCAACTGCGCCTTGGTCATCCGAAACGACCGGTTCGCCAGCTCGCAAATCCTCTGGTCGTCCTCAGCCAGCGAAAGCACCCGGTCCCGTAGAGCGTCGATCCGCTCCTTGCGGGCCTCACTTGCCACGCTTCACCGCCTTGGCCTTGTCCGCCAGCTTGGCAAACGGACCCTTCGGCTCCGGCCTGGGCGGCGGCTTCACCGGCTTCACGCAGCCTCCTCGGCCGTCGCCTCAGCCCGCGCCTGCCGCATCCGCTCACGGTGCAGCCGCCTGTGCTCGTCGCAGTAGTACGTCTCGCTCTTCGCCGTGCAGCCCTCGTAGCCGCACAGCCCCTCCGCACGGCGATTACGCCGATACCGGTACTTCACGAGCCGCTCGTTCTCACCCACCACCGTCCACCTTGAAGAACTGTGCTGGCAATGCAATGACCAGCACGCACGCCTATTAGGCGATTTTCTATTTACCGGGCTGGATGGGACCCACGAGGACGGGTGCGATTTGGACGGGTCTTGGAGCGTGAGGGGGTATCGCCGGGCGCGTCGCCTCTCGTTGGGGGCCTCCCCCGGGTGCCCGGGTCAAACCGCACCCCACCCCCGTTGTCGCACACCCACCGACCCGCCTCGCCCCCTCCCGATGCTTCCCCTTGTAGGGTAAGTAACCTGCACTCGCGTGATTACGCGCGGTTAGCTGCTCACCTCAATGGACTATCAATCCACTGACCCGTAATTGGCCAATATTCGTGGGTGCAGTGGCCAAACGGCGTCGGGGTATTCGGCGGCGTCGTTGGGGGATTTGAGCGCCATAAGGAGAGGGAGAGCGGCTATCTCCTCTCTTCCCCTCCATCCCGCCCAATCGCCTCAGCGAAATTCGTCACTGCCGCTGCCGTCGCGTTCTCGCTCCTCAAGAACGCCGTCAAATCGCGCTGCTGTATGCGCCAGTGTGGATGCCCTTTGCCGCCGTCTGGCTTGGCGTGTATCGCCGTCGCTTTGAGCCAGCCTCGATGAATCCAGCGGCGTACCGTCTCGACATGCACACCCAGCGCTGTTGCCACCTCCGAGACGCAGAACCATCGCGTTGGGCCGCGTCCTCCTCGCTGGGCCTTGTAGTAACGTGGCTCACCGTTCCACGTGTACCTATTGGGGTTGGCGTCTATAGTTGCAGCCACGTCCCCAGTATAGCCGTCGCTCCTCGTGGCCTGACAGCCGAAGGCTAAACCGCGCGTTGGCGTTTTGGCCTCCTAACCCGGCTATCACGTTTGGCGAAATATCTCAATCAGCCCCGTTACAATCAGCGCATGTATCCCGCAAAACTGGCGTGGTTGTACGGGCGGCGAACCGGTAGTTGGTACAGGGCCAAGCGCCGCAAACTCGACCAGGCCATCGCAAACGGCGCCGTACGCCGCCTGGACGCTTCCGCTGTGCTGGCAACCCCGCCGCGTGCCATCTCAGCGCCGGCCGTGAGAGAGAGCCCCAAGCCGCTCAAGCGGGTGCAGCGTGGCTAGCCGGTCGTTCTGGGAACGCCTGGAGGCGCGCAAATCGGGCGGCAAGCCCGTGGCACCATCCGAGCCGAATAAACGCCGCCAGCGCGCTCCTGATGCGTCCACGGTGGCTGGTATCGAGCGGGCGCGGTCCAGTCATGGGCCCGCATCGCCCACGGGGCTCACGGCACGTGAGCGCCGGCTCTTGGCTACGCTCGACGGCGGCTCGGCCGACGACGCTCTACGCGAGGCGATGCGGCTCGAGCAGGAGCTACGGCGCCGCTAGTTCTACCGCGTCCGCCCCTTGCGCTTGGAGGGCTGCTGCTGGGGCCGTGGCAGCGGGTCATCCACGCTCACCGCCAGCATTGCCGGCGCGTCCTTGGGCAGCCGCACGTTCCAGGGCCACTCGTTCAGCTTGGCGCGTATCCGCTTCATCTCGCTCTCTGGCATGTAGGGCGCCAGCGATACCGCCTCCCGCCCCTTCGCCTTGCCCTTGCGCTTCACGGTACGAGCTCCCAGTCGGTGGCGAGGATGTCATCGGCCATGGCGCCCCAAAATCCCACAGGCACCGTGTCGCCGGGTCGCAGCGACTCGATCAGTTGCCCACGCACGACGCGCACTGCCTTGTGTTCGGCCCATTCGCGCCGCCTGAAGTATTGCCCCGTCGTGCGCGCCTCCCTCACCACCTCCACCAGCGTCACGGCTGGTCCTTGGCTGGCAGTTGGTCGGCCGTTACGTGGCCCGTGCCGCCGCACGTCGGACACGTCTGCGCCCCGCCCAGGTAGTCGTAATCTGACTCCAGCCGCACGACGGAAATGGACCCGCGGCCGGTAGCGCCCTCGATGTAGGCGCCGCCGTTGTGAAGGTCGAGACGCATTAGCCTGAACTTGCTCCCGTCAGACTTGCGCCGGAACCACTCACCCACGTTTTGGTATCCGACTGACATCACCCCCCCTTCGCCCGCCGCTTTCGCATGAACGCCTCGGTCATGACGATGCAGTTAGGGGCGTTCCACGGCTTGAACGCGTCCGCCTGCGCCTGCGTGGCGCACTGAATCCTGCAGTTCATGAACCGCACGACCACGCCGAGCTTCTTGGGCGGGAACAGGATTCGACAGCCACGGGCCACGATGACGGCGCAGTCATAGAACGTCCCGTAGCTTAGTTTGCGCATGTCCACCGTACCTGTCAGCCGAACAACGGCCCGGGTGATGTCGTCGTGATGTCGCAGTTCGATCACGGCTCCCCCTTCGCCATCTCGCGGATGCGCTCGCCTAGTACAGCGCATGCGTAGTCCCATGTACCGTACTTGCCCGCCGCCTCCTCGCACACCTTCGCCGCCGCCTCCAGGACCAGCGGCGCGATGACGTCCCAGGCTGCGCGTCCCTGCGCACGGGGCGCGACGTGGCCGTCGGGCGTTGAGGCGCGAGCGATGGCGACTGCGATGGCCTCCAGCTGTTCCCGCGTCGGCTCTAGCTTCACGTCCTCGGCTCCACGATGAAGAACTCCTCGGCGGGGATGGTCCGCACGTCGCCGTCGTTGGTCATCTCGTAATGCCCCGGCATGATGAACACGGTGCAGCCGGGGCCCGCCACGTCGAGGGCCGCTTTCAGCGTCATGAACTCGCCTCCCTCACCGACGCTGATCCATGCGTTCTGCCGCAAGATGAGCGGCTGTGCAGGTGCGGTCTTGAGCACCGACGTGCCCGCCAGCACCGCTGCCATGCCGCTCAGGAACGCTCTGCGTGACGTGCTCATCGCTTTACCCGTGCCAGTAGTTCGCGGGCCGCTTCCGTTACACAGTCGTGCGGCCCTGTACGCGTGCCCTTCTGGCATTCGACGCAGTTACGCCCCTCGGCGATGCGAGACACGAGCGCGACCAGTTCGTCATACGTCGGCTTGGGCGCCACGAAGACTGGGCCGCCGTTCGCTGCTTCCATGAGCCTGGTAAGGTGCGCGCCGATATCCACGCAGTCCTGCATCGCCCGGCTGTCGTCGTCCTCGCCCGGTTCGCGCTCGCGAGGAGACACGGACAGCAGTGCTTCGCCGTTCCCGAGTCCACTCAGCCTAACCGTTGCCCGCTTCGTGCTCATCGCCTACGGACCCCATGCTCCACGTTCACCATCCCGCACGCAAGCCCGCCCAGGCCGGTACGCATCGGGGCGGGTGGGCCGGCTCCAAGCTCGTGCAGGGCGACCGAGCGGCGCAGATACGGCGGCAGTACGGCACCGCGCCGGCCGAACTGCGACACCTGGTCCAGCCAGATGGCCTCCTCCCTGAACACCGGACACACCCCCTCAGTCCTGCACGGCTCCTTCGGCGTACACCCAGGAGCGCAGCGGGGCGTGGCGGGCGCGGGCTTGCCGGCCGCAGCCCTGGCCTTGTCGTAATCCTGCATGGCCTTTTGCAGCGCCTCGGCCTTCCCCTCATCAGGGCCGGGGACGGGGCCGCCCACGCAATCCGCAACAGGCAGGCCGCCAATGGCGTAGCGAACGAAGTGCATCGAGTCGCTCTTCCAGGCGTCAAGCTCGACCTCGCCGCCACCTGTCAGAACGCCCGTGGCGCGGCCTACGTAGTGAATGCCGTTGTGGTTGAACTCGTACCACTCGCCCTTCTCGAACGTCACCGACCCCTTCACCTCCCCCGCTGCGGACTGGTCGGGGAGGCGCTCCCAGGCCCCCGGCCCCACGCTCCAGCCTTCGCCCATGTCCACGCCCGTCGTCTCGTTGAACATGCGGCACACGTGGAAGCCGGCCGCAACCGACGTCGCTGTCACACGGCACACGTCGCCATGGTGCAGATCTTTGTCGGTCGGCCAGTCCCACCGCCACCGGCTCCCCACCGGCACCGCATCTTGATCGCTCATTCGCTCTCCCCCTTCGTCACCGACTTGAACCGCGCCTGCACGACGCGCTTGTTTCGCTCCCGTATCTCTGCCCGCTCCGGGAAGTACCGCAAGCAACTCGCGCACGGGCACTTCTCCGCGTCGCGTGCGTAGCGTGTAGCTTTGGCGCGGCGCTTGGAGCGCATGACGGGGATGGGACCGGATTCGATCATGGCACCCTCAATACGAGCTGTAGCCCGGCCGTGAAGTCGCTCGCCTGCTGCACGGCCTTCATCGCAAACGCCTGTACGTGGAACGGGCCCAGTGCCCGCAACTCCACCGAACCAGTCACCAGCACCGCCGCGTCCCAGAAGCGCAGCGCGCCCCCTACGCCGAAGCCCCAGCGCGGTGCCTGACGCTCTACCGCCCTCACCGCCAGCGTCGCCTCGGTCGCCGTTAGTAAACGGTCCTTGCTCACGGTGACGTGCTGAGCAGCGACCGCTTCCTTTCGCGTCTCCACCGTCCCGCGCTCGACCGTCTGCTCCACTACCTGCCCTTCGCCTTTCGGGCACGCGACCCAGCGGGTACGGACCAGCGTCGGGCCAACGACGGCTATCTCGTTCGTGCGCGTGGCCGTAGCGGATTGGGTGCGCTCGCGGTACTCGACGCGCGTAGCACGCTGGACTGACACGGATTCGACGGTGCGGGTTGGCGTGGCCCAGCCACCGATACCGATGCCGGCTACGAAGGCGATGACGACGGCGGCCAGGTAGATGCGGCGGGAGGTCATCGCACGCGAGCCTTCTGGTACTTACGCATGTACGCCTGCATGGCCTGTTCGAACGTCTTCCCTGTCGCCTCGATGTCGACGGAGCTATAGACGCGCGTGCCGCACGCACCTCTGACCGTCCCGCTCTTGATGCCACCGATACGCCAGCCTCGCCGCGCGCTGTACTCAATGCAGAACACGTCGTCACCGTTGACCAGTAGTTGGCTCACGACTTCACCGCCTCAGCACCATGCGCCAACTCCCACCGCCTCAGCACCTCTCGCGCCGCCTCGCACTCCTGGTGCCATTCGTCGTCGTAGTTGTGCGGGCCGCCCCAGATGGCTCCCGTACGCTTGTAGCGGACCTCGTGGAGCATCTCCGTCGGCAGGGCGGTGTCCGCGAACAGCATCCCCGGCTCGTGCGCGACGGTGACTGCTCCTGGCGCCCACACACCGCCGACAAGTTCGCCGCCCATCGTCGCGGCCTTGAACCTGCGGCACTTCTTCCAGTACAGGTCAGGCAGCCGCTCGGCGCCGTAGCCCCAATACGTCCACAAGAACTGCGCGGCCTCACGTCCGCCGGCCGGCCTGTACAGCCGCTTCCCCAGCCACCGCCACAGCCGCGTGAACCCGAGCCACATCAGCCCGGCAATGGCGCAGAACACGAACAGCGCGAGTACGTATTTCACGATCGGATCCTCCTCGCGGTCATGGTTCACTCGGCGGCACAAGTGCTGCCCGGTGCGGCTGTGCGTTCGGTGATGGTCATCGCTTCACCAGCCGCTGTAGATCAGCTTCCCTCGCCGTGTCCCAGTCGATGCTCACGCGCAGCGCCCGCACCGCTTCGTACGCCTTCAGAAGCGCGGCGTGCTCCGACGGCGCAAGAGCGTTGTTGATGTCGAACGCCTTGCAGATGTCCAAGCACCGTTCTGCCGAGTAGACGAAGCCGGCGAGCTTCGAGCGCACGATAAGGCGGGTTAGTTTTGTCACCTCGGCACCCACAAATGGACAGCGCACACCGCAAACACGCTGACCGCCAGGTACACCAGCCCCACGATCGCGTCCTCGTGTTCCCTCATGCCACCGCTCCTCTCACTTCCCGTCGCGTCTCCGCTTCGATCATTCGCTGCACCGTCGCTTTCATCGTGTGCAGGTTCTCCAGCGTCCCGCGCGCACCGGCGTCGTAGGCAGCTGCTATCGCGTCGTCGATGGAATCGGCGCAGTTCCGCAGCGATTCGAGAAAGTCGGGGTCGGACATGATCAAAAAGGGACGTCACCGTCATCGGGAGACGGGGCGGGGTTGGGGTTGGCGACGGGTGGGCGCTGAGCGGCTCCGATCGTCTTGAACTTTTCGCCGATGATGTCCGTGTACCAGCGGCCGTTGTACTCACGGCCTCGCGCACGGCCCAGGATGGACACGCACTGTCCCTCCTTGAGCTTCTCGGCTTCCTCGACGGTTCGGCCGAACACCACGACCTGGGTCTTGTCCTTTTCCGTGACGTTCTTCATCCACGACGGCGGATCGGTCTCCACCGTCAGCCGCGCCACCTTCTTGCCCTTGGGCGTCTGCTCGACGGACAGGTTGGTCAGCGTCCCGGTCAAACGAACCTCGTTGATGCTGCTCATCTAGAACATCCCTTCTTCGCTTCGCGGTTGCGCCCAGTAGGGCAATTTCTCCTCTGCCAACGGTCTGAACTCGTTGCCTTCGATCTGTCCAAGCACGAACTCGTTTTCGTACGTGCCCGTGCGCGCGTCGTAGTCGACCAAGCCCACGTACCGGCACCGGCTTCCATCGACGCGGCACTTGACCGGCGAGATGTACGTCGGGAGCTTTCCCGGCTCGCACGCGGGCTGGTCGCGAGCTGGCGCAAGCATCAGCGCCTTCGTGCTGATCTTGGGGATGTCGCTGGTGCCGTGGAAATCCTCGATGTCAGGCACCAACGACTGCGAACGCGCGTCGCCCTTGCGGATGTGCGAAAGCAGGATGACCGGCTTGCCCATCGACAGCGCAGCATCGCGAACCTGCTTGACGATGAGCTTGTAGCCGCGGTTCTCGTTCGGGTCCTGCGTGTCGATGTAGAGCAGGTGGTCGACGATGATCAGGTCCGTTTGGTCCTGCACCGATAGCGCCAGCCGATGGAACGTCTCGCCGTAGAAGTCGCCCGTCCGGTAGAACGTGTGCAGTGTCTTGAAACGCGCGTCGAACTCTTCCTGCACCCGCTGTTCGTAGCGCCGGGCGTCGATGTCCACGCGCGCCGCGTACCAGTCCAGGTACTGCATGCGCCGGTAGAGCGGGTGCCCCTCCTCGCGCGCCATGTTGCTCAGCAGCGCGAACTTGATTCGCCGCTCGATCTCGTCTTGCTCTGCC